AAGCCTACATCGAGTCCTATACTGACGAGATTTCAGAGACCGGCTTGGTTACGGCGAGCGTGACATTCAAGGCGCAGGGTGACGGAGCCAGCGCCCTCGCACTTGGCACGACCATCGCGGTCAAAAACCAGAACAGCACGCCTGTTCACAACGGCTAACCACCTACAACACAGGAGAGTGAATCATGGGAACCATCCTCGGGGCTATTGAAAACAGCGCCATCAACGTCATCGAATCAGGTGGGATGCTTTGGCGCGTCCGAAAGATATGTTCGGCAGACTTGGCTTCGGTGGGGCACGTTGCCCTCGCCATGGCTCAGGGCCTGGAGCACAACCCAGAAGGTGAGGACGAGGACCAAGAGACCATTCAGAGCAAGGTCGCGTCGGCGCCGGTTGAACAGTTGCAGACCATGGCAAAACTCAAGGATGCCGTTGTGGCGTCGGGCCTCATGGAGGTCGGCGACCCAAAGACGGAAGAGTGGGAGAAGGTGAAGGTCACATTGGACCGAGATGCCGGTGACGCCTCGAAGGGCATAATCTGGGTCGGGTCCATTCCCACATCTGTCAGCGATGAACTGTTCGGAGAAATCATGTCGTTGTCCACGGATGGAGGTGCAGCCCTTGAACGGCTGCGCTCGTTTCGAAAAGAATCCGGAGACGCTTCTGATTCTCGACCAAATCGCAAGAAGGTACGGCGTACTGCCAAGTGAGGTGCTTCAATTGGACGTGTGGGATCTGAGCCTTGCTATGGCGTGTGTGATGCAAGCCGATGCAACGTCGAGCGTTCTTCTACGTAGATTGAACAAGGACAATATGCCGGTCTTTCCCGTGGTTGTACTGAGGGATTGAGGTGAACCATGGCCGCTGACAATGTGATTACCTACCTTCTTGAACTGGAGGATGAGGTATCGGCAGGGCTCAGGCTCACATCCAAACGGGCTGACGAGTTAGAGAAAGAACTTGCTCGACTGAAAACCCAACTCAAAGGCACATCGAAGGCACAGAAGCAATCAGGCAACTTTGCTATTGTGCAAGCACAGGGAATGAGGGTTGCCAAGGCAGCCGTCGCCGGGTTGACCGTCGCCGTCACCGCCCTGGGCGTTGGGTACGGCAAGATGGGCAGGGACGCCATTGGCACGGCGGCGCAATTGGAGAAGTTCGAGACCCGGCTCGGTGGTTTGCTGAACGACATGGACTTGGGCAAAGCCCGCGTCAAAGAACTGTTCGACATCTCTGCGCGAACCCCGTTCCAAATAGCAGGCTTGGTCGAGGCTGAAACGACGCTCGAAGCCTTCGGTGTCAATGCGCCACGGGTGCGTGACGGGGTGATGGACCTTGCCGGCGCGATGGGCTTGGACCTTGTTGAAGCAGCTCGCGGCGTGGGTAAGGCGCTTTCAGCGGGTGCGGGTGCGGCTGACGTGTTGCGTGAAAGAGGTGTCATCGGCATGGTGGAGATGCAGGCTGGAATGGCTGTGACTGCCATGACAACCGAGCAGTTCAGAAACGCCCTAATGAACACGTTGGAAACGAATGAGAAGCTGGTCGGTGGGACCGCGCGTCTCGCGGGCACGTTCTCCGGGTTGATGAGCACACTGAGCGACCAGTTTACAGGGTTCTCAAAACAAGTTGCTGACAGTCAGTTGTTCGAGGCTGCAAAGCTGGTCTTGATTGATATTCTCAGGGTCCTGGGCGAGAACAAGAAACGAACCGGTGAGTTGGCGGGGGTGGTCGGCGGGCAACTGACCGGTGCGCTCTTGGGCGTCGCCGAACATTTCGGTTTCATTATCGGGCTGGGAGCCCGGTTCGCTCGTCTGTTCAATACCTTTGCGGGCATAGGGATCGGCTTCAATGCCATCATGTCCGAACTGAAGGGGGCGTGGATTGCCTTCACCATCGCGGTCGGCAAGGCCGGGGTGGCAATCAAGAAAACGCTCGGCATGGACACGGAAGAACGTGAGGCTTCGGTTCAGCAAATGGAACGGGTCCAACGTGGACATCAGTATGAATACAGGCTGCTGATTGCCAAGAACGACAAACTGAAAGAACAGCGGAAGCATCTCGATGACCTTGTTGATGGTTTCGAGGGCACGGGACTTGCCGTTGATGAGATTCGCAAGAAGCTGGCGGACTTGGCTGATGTTGAGGTGGATGTCACCGTTGACCAGGCGGACGATGACGCCATTATGACCATCGTTGGGATTGACAAGGCCGCAGCCAAGGAAGCCGCAACAGCAGCCAAGGAAGCCGAAAAGGCAGCGAAGGCCGCAGCTAAAGCGTCAGCACAGGCTGCCTCGCACATTCAAAAGTTCAACGGCGAGGTCTGGGGTCTGAGCAAATCATTCTCCGAAACCGCGCAAGCGATGGCAAAACCCAAGACCGCGATTCAAGAAATCCAAAGCACGCTGATTGAAATGTCGGGCGCATTCTTGAGAGCAGAGGCGACCGCGAAGCAGCTCGGCCCGACCGGCGAGGCTGCATTCGCTCAGGTCAAGGACGGTATGATAGCCAACCTGAACGCCGTTTCGGTGGCTACGGCTGCCGCAGTAGAACAAGCGGAACGGCAAGCGAAGGCGGGGGCAGTAGGTGGTGCCATGTCGGGTGCGGCTGACATCATGGGCGGGGGCATGGGTATGCTCGCCGGTGCCGGACCGGTCGGCGCTGGGGCGGGGGCATTGATTGGCGTAGGCCAACAGGGAGCAGCCGCATACGAATCAGCGATTGAGGAAGAGGCAGCAAAGGCGGCCAAGAAGCGACAGGCCGAACTGGCGAAGCGCCGCGAAAAGGCCGAAAGGGCTGGTTTCAGCGAGGACGAACTGGCTGCCCAGGGGCTCGGCAAAGAGGACATCGCTCGTGCGGGTCAAGTCACCGCAGCCGATAAGGCCATCGCCGCCGAGGGTGTGGACCGTGGTGAAATCATGGGTCAGCAGGTCGCCGGCGCCGTCAAAGGTGTCATCGAGGGCATTAGGTCCATCATCAAGGGACTGCCAAGCATCCTTACCGAACTGATACCCCTACTGTTGATTGAGTTGCCGACGGCCATCATCAACAGCATCCCTGACATGGTTGAGGCTCTGATACCGATATTGCTGTTCGAACTGCCGAAGGCCCTGATCATGATGGTGGTCAAACTCGTGCCTCGCCTCTTCACGATGTTCTTCACGAGGCTAATCCCGGCGATGATTATGGGGATCGGGCGGGCGCTGGCGAAGTGGTGGAAAGCCATCAAAAGTTTCTTCACCATCGGTGGGTCCAAACAGACCGGTGGCTTCATTCCCAAGACGGATGCCTACCTGCTCCATCAAGGCGAACGGGTCGTGCCCTCGTCGGGCGCCGGCACCGGTACCGCATCAAAGGGCTTGGCGGCGTTTGCTGGAGCGGGCACGAATCTCACGATAAATACCAATGTGGTCAACCCTGATTCAATACCAGAGTTGTCACGTTTGATTGACCGCGAAATGGGAGCGAATGGGCGCGCCACCGTACCACTGTGGGGCTCCGGTTCAGCAGTCAGGAGCATTTGATGGCAAGCCCGTTCTTTACATGGTGGCCGCACATGAGCGGGCTTCTCGGCGCACGGGAAACGATCACGCTTTCGGAGGACATGAGCGACCTTCAGGTGACACCACGGCGTGACGTCATCGACACGTACTCGCTTCATGGTGGTAGGTCACGTGAGATGCTTAGGCCGTGGCTTGACGTTCGGTTGGTACTCGAGCGCTTCACCGACCGGGACCTATTCAGAAAGTTCAGTGCGATGATCAACCACCTGGAGCGGGGTGGCGTCGTGGCGTTCGGGTTGGATTCATCGAAAGCGTGGGCAGCCACGACTGCGACATACACACAACAGGGTGACATGCGCGTTTACTGCGGCAAGGTCATCACTGAGAAGTACCATGCAGCTTCGGCTTCGGTGGAACCGGCTGCGACCGATGAGTTTGTCATCGAATCGGGACCACCTACCGGCAAGCGAGAATACCACCTTATTCACTCGGCAGTCGGCTCCCCGACCTCCGCCGTGGTTATTGACATTGACTCATCAACCTCATCGCCGACGACCATGTTTCGAGATGATTACCCGATTGGTTCGCGGGTTCGATTTTCGGACTTCTACCCGACCCTGATTCTGGATGCGGGCGCGGTCGGGACGGGGTTGCTCACGCACGACCATCGGATTTCATACACGCTCGATCTGCCATTGGTCTATGTGTTACCGATTGACCAGCCCGACGTCACGGAGGCAGAAGGTGATGAACCCGGCGATGCGACCCCGCAATCGGGTGTGGACATTAGCGACAAGGTAACGACCGCGACATCCACCTTGGGATTCTGACGATGGCGTGGAGCGACCATTTCAAAGAGCTGCTACGCGACCGGGGCCGGCTCAGCCACGGCGGCGTCCGTGAGTCCATTCCATACAGGCCGCGATTTCGGTTGGTCATCGGAACACCAGCCATCGCTGGGCACCACCTGGGGGCGTGGGAGAAAGACGTGGCGAAGGTGCTTGAAATCAGCAGCCACCCGTATTGCTCATCCGTTTCGTCGGCGTACGCTACACACAAAGATTCGACGTGGCCCACCACGGGGCATGAGTACAGGTATGTCGTGGGGCTCACGGGGCAGATTCGAACGGGAGCACAAAGCGTGACACCGAGGACGTGGATCTACCAAGGGGCGACCCTCAGTGTCGGAGTCACGAAGGAAGCAGCAACGGCAGCGATGAACATGCCAATCGGGACCCTGTCCCGGTTGGAGATGTCGCTAGAAGATGAAGCCACGACATTCACGGTTGAGCGGTCCGAAGATACCCCGTGGGAAACAATTCACATCGGCCAATATAGAGGCATGAAATGGACGGGAGATGCATACACATTGGACTTTGCTGATGCCTTGGAGGCAGCCAACCAGCGAGCCACAGATGACGGCACCTATGGAAACGACGATTACACAAACAGGTGGTTTGCTGGTGTCGGCGAAAAGCTCACGGTCAAGACCACGTTCACGTCGTACACCGGTGGAAACCTCGAGACCACCGCATCATTTGCCACGAACCACAAGAGCCGCGCCGGGAAGATGTACAAGCACCGGGATTCATGGCCTGGCGGTTCGTCGTATCATCATGGACTCAGCACAAGCCATGTGGACCAGAACAATTGGGCGGTCATACAGAACACCTCATCCAAGACTACGTATGTGCTCTATGAGTCTATTTTCAACACGGGTGAACTGTCGCTGAGCGATGCTCAATCGGCCTCTACGGGTAGCACAAGCGCGGTCGAGGCGCTGCCGGGGTATCTCCACCCCATGGACGTCACCGGTGGCATAGGTGCCGGCTCAACCGTCACGATGACGTGTCTCCTGCATGGCACCCCGGTCGACAACATCGTGAACACGATCTACACACAGGGCTATCACAAGGAGATGGTGCCGGGAATCTTCGGCGAACGGGTGGGAACGATGGCCAGCGAGCCATTGAACATCGACGACCTGGAGAAGCATCAGGACCTTTTCGATGCTGTGCTTGCGGCTGATGGTGACGCTGGGCTCGGAGGCTTCGCCACCACAAGGCCATTCGCCGCGATCATCACGTCATCACCCGACAATGGTGCTTCGCTGGTCAAGTCGCTGTGCGGCAAATGGGGCTGCTTTCCACGGTTCAAGGAAGGCGGCTACTCCGTCGGGCTCATAGTGGATGAGCAAAGGCGAAAGGACAAGGTGACGGAGAACGAGGTGATTTTCTGGGACGACATTCAGGGCGCGTCCTATGAGCAAGCCAACTCTGCCATTCAGGGTGTCTACCAGCACATCGACTTCGTATCGACCGATGAGGATGATGATGGTGCTCATCCCTCATCCACATTCACTGGCGTCGGTGGGCTTCCGCAGATTGGTAACCTGACGGTGGGAGTCACCGAGGTGGCGGCAAACATGCTCACCAAGGGTAAGCAATATGCCGACTACTTTCTCACCACTCAATCCGATTGGTGGCACAAGCCACATGACACGGCAACATTCCGTCTGCGTGGGTTTCGATTCGCTCACTTGGCTCCAGGCGATGCCGTGCATGTGGTTGGTCCTGAAATGAAAACCAGCGGCATGGGCTCCGTCCCGAGTTGGGGCCCGATAGGCTGGGGCTCCGCGTCGGTACTTGCAACCATCGGCTTCGACCCGTCAACAGACAGCGGGATTGACTTGGGTGACCCTCATGGTGTGCCATGGCTGGTCACAAGTGTGAGCGTTGATTGGGTAGGTTGCCTCGTTACCATCGCCGTGACGCGCATGAACCGAATCCCAAGCAGCGCCAAGTTCCGCGACACGGCAACAGATGACGTTATGAGTACCAGAATGGGCATAACTATTGGTAGAATGCCCACAGAATAGGAGTGTCCACAATGGCGATGACCGAGATCGATTTCAGCCGCGACCAATGCCCCGACGTGCGAAGGTTCACGCTTGACGCCGCTGATGCCGACAAAGCTGTTCAGGTGAACGTCCCGTCCTGGGCGCGAACGGTCACCATTCGTCCCGAGGGTGGGAAGGTCCGACTGTCGTTCACTACGGCAAGCGATGATATTCATTCCGACTACATCAAACTGAGTGCCGATGCACCGCACGAACTGTCGTGGTGGACCGGGTACAACGAGGACAACGGCATTTCAAAGCTATACATCGCCAATCGTGCTGGTGCCACGAGTACCGTCGTCTCGGTCATGGTAGAGGGCTCCGACAAATAGGTGGCAAGGACCACACTCGAGACAAGAACCACGAAGGAATCACGACATGCAAGGCTCACCGAATAACGTAGTCACCGACATTACCAATGCCGCTTCTGACCGTGTGCTTACCGTTGGAACGGTCACGGATGAGCAGCAAGACCTGAACGGCGAGGCCAATCTGACGTTCGACGGGTCCACCTTGACCGTCACGGGTAACCTCACGGTGAGTGGAACCACCACCACTCTGAGCACGACGAATACAGTCGTGAGCGACAAGTTGCTTGAACTTGCAAACGGTACCACTGGCACCCCATCAGGTGATGCGGGGCTCATCATTGAACGTGGGTCCAGTACCAACGCCGGTATCATTTGGGATGAAACCCGTGACGAGTTTGTGGTTTGCACCACCTCGGCAACCGGAGCCAGCACCGGCGACCTGACTTTCACGCCAGCGAACATCAGCGTCGAGCGCCTGGGGGCAGGTACCGAACAAGCCGAGGCCGAGGTCCATGCCAAACGGGACACCGGTAGCGGGGTGCAGTATTCAACCACCGCCACCATCATCAGCGAGGACGATACCCGACCCTCGATTCAACTCGTGGGCTCGGCCAACAACATCGGCCTGATTCAGTTCGGCGACAACGCGGCATCGGCACCCGGGCAGGTCTACTATGACCACAGCACCGATAAGTTGCGGATTGACTGCGGTGGGTCCTCCGACCGGCTCACGGTCGATGCATCCGGCAACGTCGCCGCAGCTGGCGTGGTTACCGCCACGGGCTTCACCATTGGCAGCGCAGCCATCACCGAAACCGAACTTGAAATACTGGACGGTGCCACACTCAGCACCACCGAACTGAACTATGTGGATGGAGTGACCAGCGCCATTCAGACTCAACTGGATTCAAAGGGAGCCACCGCAGGCAGTAGCAGCATCGCGACTGTCGGCACTATCGGCACAGGCACCTGGCAGGGCACAGCAATCGCATCTGCCTACCTCGATGCGGATACCGCTCACCTCTCTGGAACCCAGACATTCTCTGGAGCCAAGACCTTCTCTGCTGACGTGGTCATTTCAGGTACCACCCCACAACTCACCATAGGTGATGGCGGGGCAGAGGATACCTTGCTGGTATTTGATGGTGCCCAGGCCGACTACCGGGTTGGACTTGATGACGGGACTGACAAACTTGAGATCGGAGTCGGGGCTGCACACAACACAACAGCAGCCATATTGGTTGACACCAATGCCAACGTCGAGGTCACAGGTGCACTGTCGTTTGACGCGGCTGTACCTGATGAAAAGGTGTCAGGCATCACGGCCACATTCACGGCTGGAGAAGCCCTGTCTCGCGGTGAGGTTGTCTATTTCAAGGCCAGTGACAGCAAGATGTGGAAGGCGGTAGCAACAGCAGCGGCCACGTCAAGATGCGTGGCAATGGCAGCAGCAGACATCTCCGCTGATGCTGCGGGGTTGTTTCTCATGCAGGGGTTCTTGCAAGACAACGGGACCTTCCCCGCGTACACGGTTGGAGGTGCGCTCTACACACCCGAAGCTGAAACCAGCAGCGAAAACGTACCTGAGCAGGCAGCACCTGACTCTGATGGTGATTTCGTTCAGGTCCTCGGATGGGCTGTCACAGCAAACATGGTCTACTTCAACCCAAGCAATGACATCATTGAGATTGCCTGATGCCTGATATTGAAGCACTGGACGGCGTAGGCGGCGGCGACATTGAGAAGGTCAATGGTGTAGCAAAGGCTGACATCGAAGCCATCAATGGCGTTGGGTTTGCTGCATCCGGGGCTACTCAGTGGGTCACGGCATACGAAGATGGCGGCGTTGGGTACGCGGCGAACAGCGACTTGTCATCGTGGACCACCTACTACTCAGGGGCATCCAACGAATCAGTCGATTGGCAAGAGGTGGCGTTCGGTAAGGACGGCAGCGGCAACGACAGGTTCATGTTCGCATGGACCCGGGCAAGTAGCCCAGGCGAAATCAGGCACACCAATGACGTCACCAATACCAGCGGCTTCACGGGTGTCGACATCTCGCCGGCGACAGGCTTCTCGGCTGAATTGTATACAATCGCGTATCTGAATGGCGTGTGGATTGCGGCTGGCAAAGTCGATGGCAACCAAGGTGGAGCGATTTACCGGTCAACGGATGGCGGTGGGACTTGGAGTGCTGTCACGGTGAGCACCCTCACCGGCTTTGGAACCACTGGCATCTATAACTTTGCTCACGATGGGAACTCAACCATCATCTTCGGGCAAGATGAGCATGTATTCTATTCGACCGACAAGGGTGCCACATGGGCGGTTGCTTTGGCCGAGTTGGCCGCCAGCGCAAAGACTCTGTTCTGTGTCTATTCTGCTGCTCAGTCAGTTTTCGTAGTCGGCTACCACAAGAACGGATTGAAGTTCAGGACATGCGCATCGAACGCAATGACCACCTGGGCCGCACAACAGGACGCCAACAACAACAGCAGCGGCAAGATTCCCCTGTCAAACAATCAGGCCCGCAGGGCGTTTGCTATCGCGGGCTCTACCTTTGTCGTGGGCAACGCACAATCACATCAACGTTTCACCCTGAGCGGCCAGACCATCACCTCGGATACGTTCAATAGTGGGCAGCTTCCGTATGCCAACGTGAAGGACATCTGCACCGACGGGACCACATGGATTGCAGTTCATTCAGGTGGTGACATCAGCAAGTCCACGAACGATGGTGCTACATGGTCAAGTGCCGCCGCGAACGTCGCCGTCAATGGTGGCGCTGATGATGATATGAAAGCCTGCGCACCGAACGTGCTTCAACCTGTTTGAGTCGGGTTGCATGTCCGAGCGTGATATGATTATCGCAGCGATTGGCATGATAGCGTTCGTCATACTATTGCTGAGTATTGGAGGACCATATGCAAACGATCAAACAGAAACTCGCGAGTCGAAAGTTTTGGGCGGCTCTCTTGGGGGCGATGGCCCCGGTGATTCTGGCCTACATGGGTCAGGAGATTCCGGTCATTGAAGCCGCAAAACTGAGTGCTGGCATCATCGTCAGTTACATTCTGGGTCAGGGATACGTGGACGGCCAAGCCGCGAAAGCGTTGAACTGAAATGGCCGAAGCTGCCGGTTGGATTGTCGCCGCCCTGGTCGTGGTGATAGCGATACTTGGCAGGTATGCCTTGCGCGCCCGTCAAGAGGCCGCAGCGTCGTTTGACGGGCTTCGCGGGCATGGACATAGAGAACAGATTGAAACGGCAGCACAGGGTGACCTCGCGGCTTTGCGGGGCAAACTCGATGGACACGACCCGGTCACATCAATCGCGGAAGCGTCAGACATGGCGAGGCGGGGGAGATGATATGGCTATGGGTCATCGCTGCATCTTGGGCTGGAGACATACTGGTTCGGCCGTTCCCGCCGAATCCTGCACCCGGTGAATGTCTCCAGTCCATCCCAATCACGAAAGGGAAACCCGTGCCGGTCAGCCTGGCACGCGATGGTGTGGCTGTTTGCTCTGCGATAGCCGAACCGGTGTCATCCCTTGCGTACCTATTGGCTATTGAAAGATACGAGAAAGCCACATCCGAGCTGCACGTCGTCGACGTGGGGCTACTGAAGGCTGAAAGAGATTGGTACAAAGCCAAATATCAATCAAAGGCGGCTCCGGTCCCTTGGCTTGACCGACCATCAACGCAGAGGTGGCTGGGCAGAATGGAGACCCTGTTCACGGTCGCGGTAGTTGCCGGGGCAGCTTCGGCTGCCTATGTCTATGCACCGGAGAGGTCCAAATGAATATGAAAGACTGGATGATACCCGTCGCCACGGTAATCTTTGCAGCGGGTGTTTCGCTGGCCGCACTCGAGGCAACGGCAGATGACACCAAAGACCTGCAACAACGGGTGGGCAATCTCGAAGTCAAGTCTGCCAAGCAAGAGGTGGTCGACGTGAAGATTGAAGGTGTCGAAAAGCGCCTTGATAAGATGGAAGATTTGGTCGGGAAGATGCTTGAAATACAGCAGCAGCAAACAGCCAATCAAGCGGCAATCTGTCAGGCTACCGGGGCCGACTGTTCGCGATGAGTACGCTGCCCCTCACCCTTGACAGGGTCCTGGAGGCTGGTCATGCGGTATTCACGACAGGCAAATACAACCTGAACCTCGTCGGTATCCGCACCGATGACGACCGGGCCAACACCTTCAACGACCGCCTCTGCTGCGTGTACCGCGACGAGCACGGCTGGGTGACCCGCTCGTGGTCCATCACGACGGACCCGGGCACCTATTGGAGAACGAACCCGATGCGGGTCAGGGGCACGGCAATCATGGCACCGGGTCAATACCGTGGGGCATACAGATTGGGCCGTCATCGCGGACGATACCCCGCACTGGTTCAGACAGGTGGTCCGGTTGGATATTACCGCGACGGTAATCGCGACCAGGTGCTCGACATGAATCCTGACAGCATGGGTCAAGGGTACCTCGGACTG